GTCAACCGTTTTAGGTAATTGTCCAGCCTTTTTCGCCCGTACCAATAACAACTCAACGCGATCAAGAACACGATCTTTTTTATATGAATAGTCAGGGTCGGATGAAGACCATTGCTTTTCCCAATCTACTATTGCAGATTGCATTGAAGCAACATTCTCTGCTGACGATCTCTGTTCGCGTTGGTGCTGGTGAGTCTGTTTCTCGTTACTAATGGTCCTGTTAGTGTGACCGGTAGCTCTAAGGCGGGATAATTCCAAAGCATGTGCTTTTGTAATATACCCCTGTGTGACTTGCTCATGTAGATCACGTGGTAACACGTTACCAGTGGCCCGCAGAAGCTCATTATAGTATGGTGTCATGATTTCGAGAGCCTTAATAGGGTCATTCTTCATCATTGCACCGACATGGAACAATTGGTTTGCTTCATCTTGTGAAAGTCTATTTTCATCAAGGAAACTTACAAACTGCTTATAATGTCCAGCTTCGACAGTGGCTTGTTCCAGTTGAGTTGAAAGATCAGTTACCTTATCTTTACTCTCGCGATACAAACCTTTGAGTTTATCAAATCTTTCAGCCGTTGCCTTTTTTAATTGGGTACGTTCTTCAGGTGAGAAATCCTCAAATTCGTCATCAGATATACTTCCATCTTCCTCATCTTCGGACTTTTTATCATCCTCATCTGATTTAGATTTATCGTCATCTAAACTATCTTCGTCTTCATCTTCTCCATCTTGCCCGATTGCCTCCATAACGACATCAAACGTAGACGGTTCATCTTCCGACTTACTTGGATTGGACGAATCCTGATCTTCCTGGTCCGAATCAAGAGTGGACGAATCCTCTTGGCGTTGCTGGTCCTTATTTTTTAACTCTTCTTCGTTGGTTGGCGAAACCATATCTTAGCCTCCATTTAAAGGAAAAAAGAAGCGGTTTTGTGCACGTTACCCGAAGGTGGCTGTTACCACCGCTTCAATTGTTTCCGGCGTTTCACAACGCTAGTATCATTATAGTCTCAAACCCCGACATATAAGTCAAGGGATTATTGCATATTGTCTATAGGCTGTTGATACGATGGTTGAGCACCAGGTTCATTTTGAACAGTCGATTGCTGGTTCATGGCACCCTCTTGCCCTTGGGCCTGTGCATCCCCATTTGCTGAAGCAGCATCACCTTGCATACTCCCTATTTGAGCATTCATTGCCTGAATAGAAGGCATACCCTCGATAATGATCTCATCAAGATTAATTTCCAATAGATCAGCATAACGCTGTCCAAGAGGATATGGATTAACACCTGGAAGCTGAAGCAGATAAGGCATTCCACGTTCCATATTTGCCAACTCAGCCGCTTTATTGGGTCTACCAGATGATCCGGCCCGTACCTTGAGCATTATTTGTTTACACACTTGTTCTCTGTCAAGCTCAGGCCAAATTGCACCTTCACCGACAACTTCCATTACTGTTTCAGGTGACAACTCCATGATCAAAAGCTGACCAAGTGCACCAAAGACATCTGATAGGAATTCATCCAGATCATCAACATTGGATGAAAGGGATGTCATGCGACCACCTTCAGCAATGGAACTCTCTGTCGCTGTTGCACCACTGGTGCCACCTAGGTTGGCCTCTTGAGCACCAACAATCCGAAGTGTGTCTTCCATCTCGGAATTGGTTTCATACAATGCCGGATCAATGGGTACACTCTCGAAACGCTGTATTAGATCCGCAACTTTTTCACCCTGACCCATGCTTTCAAACTCGATGACAGCATGTGCCGGTGCGTTTGATAACTTATCTTTATCAGGTTCAGACAACCGGCCTTTGACAGCCGCATATTTTGGTTTATTCGCTTCACGATGTAATCTACGATATTCACGAGCGCGATTGTATTCAGCCTGAACATGTTTGAGCATATGGACATCTGAGGGTGGATAAAGTTGATCTTCACTCTCGACATCGTTGAATGTGATTGCGAAGACAGGCCAGAAGCCTTCCATCCAGTAATCAGGTTCTTTTGGCTCAATTAAGAAACCAGGATACCCGTCAGCAATAGTGAATGTTTGACCGAGTTCTTTATTGTAGACTTCCCATACACAAACCATACCACCATCTCTGGCTGTTTTATCGTCATCATCACTCTCACTTCTACGATGATATTCAGCCAGTTCACCTTGACCGTTTTGACGATATGGGGTATATCCCCTTTTGATTTCAACCTGGTATATCTTCTTAATCTCATCTGGTGATTTGTGAAATTCACGCGCCACCCATCCGGCACCAATGAAACCCATTAACTGAGTACAGCGCGGGTCAACAATCATTTCTGTTGCGCGAGGGAACATGAACTTCGGACCCTCACGAAGAATAATGTTCCGCTTATCCTCAAGATCTCTAACCAGTGTTTCAAGCTCATAGACCCCATCCTGGTCACAATCAAGGATCTCACCGTCAACCATATCCTGCATCCGACGCTGAAGCTCACCGAGTCTATCTCTTGAATCTTCAAGTTTTGATGTGTCGTCGGGTGTAAGCTCTGCATATTCACGCTGAAAACCAAGCATTAAATATGCGACCGAACATGTTTTGGCGCGACGAACAAATGATTTCATCAACGGCTTCAATCGTGGTTTTTGCTCATTAGCATAATAATCGAACAATATTTCCAGTGTTTGACCAATTTTACCCAACATCTCGTGTTTTTGACGACCAGCCTCAATATCTTGAACAAGAGCCATTGCACTCGGATCACCCATCATTGCATTCTGAAGAGCAGCCTGTGCTGTGTCGGGTTTGCCATCCCATAACTTATAATCCAGTGTCCTGCGCTTTTCAGCCGTTGCTGTCGGGTTTTTAGCATAGAGTGAGGCAACAGCCTGGTTGAGATAACGATTGACAATTGGAACAGTATAATTACCGGCCTCAACCCATTCTTTAGACGCACCCATCCGCGCTATTTCCATGTCCTCGCGCATCCGCTTAAAATCCTTAGAAAAAAACCCCTTGGATGCCAGAATTTTCTTCTGCCATTTTGATACAGACTGACGAACACCCTCATCAAGTGTTGGTTCGTCACGCTGAACACCACTCTTCTCAGGCACTTCACCATCCATCATATATTCGAGTGATAAATCCGACATTACTACCATCCTTTACTATGGTTCTCTTTTTGCTTTTGCTGCTCACTTGTGTGTATGACCCAAGCCGCAGTGCCAGTTTTCGGCGCATTGTTTTTAGGTGGACGGTAAGAAGTAGCTGCAAGCTCTTTGACTAATCCTAACCCAATCCATGCCAACCAGTCAACGAAGTCATCATTCGCTGCATACGGGAATTTTAACAATTGATTTTTTGCATCTTGAAACCACGGTGCGAATGCAGGGAAGAACACCTTTTGCATCGACATGCGACCCTGTATGGATCGTGCTCTTGTCATCTTGTCTTTTGACGGTGTGACCGGATCAATGAGTGTATAAATACGCTCTTCAATCATTCTCTTGCGTAAGAATGGGCCGAAAGATTTAGAAATCAATTCACTCTCAAGCCAGTGACAAGATGGTCTATGGTTCCTAAACATTGCTAGTAGCTCTTCAACTGTCCTGTCAGTCTCCATTTGATCCCAACACAGGTCAGGTAAAATATAAATGTCATCATTCTCATCAACACCAACGGCACCAATCACAGTTTTATCCCGTTGCTGTTTCTGACTAACAGCATGATCAGATGCACTGTATATTTTCAAGTTTGCCGGTAATTCATTTGGCATATATGTCTGGATCATACTATCGGTGAAATACATACCGTCTTCGGGTGATGGTGCACCCATAACCAGTGCGGAAAAGGAACGTGGATCGCCACGCTTCCATTGTGCAAAGAATTCGAGTGATTTTTCTTGAGGCCAAAGGGCTGTACACGGTGCTGTGCCGAACTGCTCGATCACCTTCTTATTCAATGGCTTTATCAGATTTAAACCAAGTGCTTTCGCCAGCCTGTCATCACGAATGACACCGGGGATATTCATAAATTCCCAATCATCCGCAATGCCTTTAAATCGTTTGTCGCGCTCGGTGTGTGTTGGATCGCAAAGACGACCGATGAGATCATCCTCATTCCATCTTGTATGAATTACACAGATCTTCGTGCGATTTGATGCACGTGAATATGCGACCTTGTAAAACCACGACCAGATCTTTTCAAGGTGGGTCGAAGTGAACTCATCATCATCACCCTTGAAGGGGTCATCAATGATAATGAAATCTGCTGTACGACCGGTAATCGTACCACCGACACCGATAAAGAATATTTTACCACCGGATTTATTCTGCATGAAAGATTTGGATTTTGCATCAGATTGAAATTCAACTTCAGGGAAAACCTGACGGAAGGCTGGTTTATCTTTCACCATCTGCCTGAATTCATGACCAAGCTCATCGGCGCGTGTTTGGTTATATGTCACAACCAGTATATTCTTGCGCGGATTTTTACCCCATATCCATGACAACCCGATTTGAGATAAATGAATCGTTTTACCATGTTGAGGGGGAATAGAAACTGCTACACGTTTTGACTTACCACTCTCGAAACGCTCAACAATATCACAGAGCATTTTAGCATGACCGGATTTCTGATATTCAGATTTTCGGCTATCTTCCGGTGCCTCATTATCGGGCATCATAAGATGACAATAATCCAGCATCTTATCCTTCGCCTCATTGATCATGAATTGACGATGAGTGAAGAGAATTTCCTTCTCAATGTGGTCACTACTTAAATGGGATAAATCACTCATCGTTTAATATTTATTTTCTCACCCTTGAGAGCGCGTGATTGATCTCGCATGACACCATAATCAACAACAAGCTCACTCAGCGTTGGTGCAACACCACTCTCCATTTCAAAAGCCGCTTTATCAAGAACCTCCTGGGGATAATTTATAACATCCGGTGCAGTTAAAGCATCAGAACGAATTGTTTCGCATCCGGTCAGCACTACGCTGAACAGAAGGACGATTATCACGTATCGCATTTTGCTTTTCCCTCACAGTTATTGTTTTTTCTATCGTCTTTGCCTCTATGTTTTGTTCCTTCCATTCCGCACCCTTGTAAAAAACAAAAGCATAGGAACCAAGCCACAACACAAGTAAACCAATGTAAATCCAAACTTTTATGTTTGGCGGTATGAAATTCCAACCTGCTTTCACATGTGTAAAAATCATCATAGGCTCACACCTTCTAACCAAGCCTGAACATCGAAAGAAGGACACGCTTTCGCTGCAAACTCATTATGACCATGTATTGTTGCCGTTTTATAATCTGCTCTGATGATACGAATGAGGTTCAACAAAGATCTGAACTGCGTATCTGTGAAATTATTGACAGGTTTATCGTCATCACCTCTTCCACCCACCATACAGATACCGATTGAATGTTTATTCCAACCAGCAACATGTGCACCAACTTCCTCATAAATATCACCGTCTTTATCGAGATCTCGGCCCGTTTGGATGGTTCCGTCGCGTTTGATGATGAAATGATACCCGATGTCTAACCAACCGCGCTCATCGACATGCCATTTATGGATTGTATCCGCACCAACATCCATTCTCGCATATGTGTCAGAGCAATGGACGATTATTTTATCGACTTCACGTGTCGTTGTTTGACCCTTCATTATTTTTATCCTTAGCTGCTTCTTTGAAATAGGCGAATAACCCTGCGCCTGAGAGGGTGGAAATAAACCCAAGATATGCAATAACTTTTGAAACATCTAACCCCCATACCATGTCGCAAATCAAAATTACGAAACCCCAGACTATAGCATAAATGGTCATAAACACCATCCATCTTCTCCGATTATATAAAGGGTCGTCTTTGACCTGCTTAAATCCCAACATTACTTATCGGCCTTCCGATCCATCTTGTCATTTATATCCTTGATACCACCCTTAATTTCACCAAGTGCCTCTTTTACGGTTTGTTGATATCTGTCAAAACGACCGTTCATAGCATTAACAATGAGATCATTCTTCTGCTCTATCCGTCGATCTTCTGCCGCAGAGTATGCAGCATTCTGTTCAATTCTTGCATCCGTAGTCGCAGACCACCAAATACCGGCCACCAATAATGAAGCAAGGGTTACGATTTGGCTTATTGTCACTTCTTTTCTTAGGTGCCAACCACCCACTACATATTCCGAAGACTGCTTGTGATCACTCATTGTGACTCCTCTATCATTCATTACCAGGATAGACCAAAACCATAGTCTGTGTTGAACTGAGTGAATAGATCGGCAACCGTTGTGCCACTCAGTGCACCATTCCATGATGCTGCGCGTAAGATTGTGAAATCAGGCACACCATTCGATGTTGAACTTCCGAACAATTGTAAATTATTACATGTTTCATATGTCGAAAGTGCCGGTAAACCGTTAATCACAGGTGTTGTCGGGTCATTATAATAAATTGTCACATTATTTGACACATCAAAGATTGCTGCAAGGATGAAATCCTCATTCCAGAAACCCGTTTTAATGGTATGGAAGGCATTACTGCCGTTTCGTGACCAGAGAAGTGTTCCACTACCCGAATTGGACATTTGGAAGCCAGCCTGTAAGTTAGGGGTACTATTAATACCAAAACTGGTAAGGATCGAGCCACCACCGGTCGTGCCTGGTGCCTGACCAGCAATAATAACACCTCGAACCGCGCCAGTTTGAGTGTTTGCATCCGGCCTAAGATGTGATCCTGCAACAGATTTTAACCCTCTTCGACCGTTTGCAGCATTGTCAACAATCACAGGGTTCATATCTGCGTTTACGTTATTCCACCTGCGACCATTGATCGAACCAATGCTGTCAATCTGATTGGTCAGTGTATCAGCCTTGAAAACATAATCTTGTTCTTGTGGATTACAATCCCATTCAAGACCTGTAATTTTTTTCACTTCATCATCACTGGCTGGAAGGCTAAAATCATCTCTCGACAATCTCAGCGGTAGAAGAAGTGGAACCTGGTTCGACTTAATAACCGGTGGGTTTAGATCATCCAGCCCATATATTGTTTGGTATCCATACCATAGTTCAGGCGCAGTGCCTTGAAGCCTTGACGGTAATTGTAGCTCGATTTGTGTGTTCGATGTCTTCAGACACGAAATAGGTGTGATCAATTTCTGAACAGCGTTTTCTGTGATCCCTATACGGAACATATCAGCCGCACCCGATGGTATAATTACTGTTTCCGCACCATCTGTATCAAGTGTCAGGTTAATTTTATTCGGTGTTGTGCCACTCACCTGAACATCAGCAATGATCGGGCCGCGAAGACCAGCCATTGTACCGAACGCCAGCAATGAGTGGATTTGAGCACAAAGCTCATCGGCTGCTTGAGCAAAACCTTCTGTATTTGGGTGAACATTACCACCATCGTTGATCGGGAGATGATATATCTCGCTCACACCCTTAATTTTACCGGATGTGTTATTCATGACAACCTGCCATTGAACATCTCTAAATTTATCAAAATCATAATTATTATTTGTGATATGGCGACCAAGTATTCGAACAATAATATGCTCAATGGATGAATAGTCAGAACACAACTGGGTAATTAAACCCTCATAATAAGAAACAAGGTCAGCAGAATCTTCAGATCCACCAACATCATTGGTTAGAAGCGAAATAACCGCCACGCGAGGCTCAATTGAGGAATAGGTTGATTGAACACCCTCATACCATGTTGAAACCTGATCATCAGTTTTATCCCAGAATGCATTCGTGCCATCTGATGACACCAGTTTCCACCCACCATGAGCAAAATCATAGAATTGTGCATTCGGGAAGTATGTTGCAGCAGCCGCAGCAAGTGCAGCCTGGTTCGTACCGGCATCAAAATATACATCGAACAAGCTGTCACCAAGCAATACAATGGCCTCACCATCTTCAAGAGGCACAATATCGGAATAACGAATAATGTTCACCGACACAAACAACTTTGCTGCATTTTCAACACTGCTTGCTTCAAATTTCAATATGGCATCTTTTGCAAGCTCTGTTATTGTTCCATCAAAAATGATTTCCTGATACTTGAGATCATCAAAGGTGATGCTCGCATCAGTGACCAAATCAAAATCATTAGGATAATCCTCCAATGTGGTCGATGATATATCAAGAGTGACTTCACCGGTCACATCCGCAACAACAGTGATGGATTCCACCGTACAATTGAACGGAACAATGACACTCATCTCACCACTGCCAGCGGAAATATCAATAAATGTCTGAACACTGTCTTTTGTCAGAGTACGACCGTTTGCACCGGCTGGACCTGCCGCAGCAGAAACATAAATCGACCAGTCCGAGTGTGTTCCACCACCCGAAATCATCGTAACTTCGACTGTTAGAAGTGTACCTGAATAGGCTGTAACCTGACCAAACATCCAATCAACAAGGGGTGCTGTGTCAGACACGATTTGCACAAATTGACCAACCTGGAACTGGCGCGAAGACTGTGTTGTAAATACAATAGTCGCCTCTTGGATAAGAGCCGTTGTCGTCGATGTGCCTTTTAAAGAAGCAGCCGCATTTGCTGCTATAGCTGCATTTTCTTCAGCATTAGCAACATCATCTGCAATGGCAGCAACAGCCGAAATATCATCGGCAATATCGGCAACAATTGGGATATCAAGAGAAACAGCAGCAACAGCCGGAATACTACCGGCAACATTCGCCACAGCAGCAACATCAGATGCAATTTCCAGAACACTATCAATGTCCTCACTCAATGTTGCGATATTTTCAGCAACAATCGTCACATCAGCCGATATAGCTGCAACGGCACTAACATCAGTCGAAATACCGGCAACAATACTAATATCACCAGTAATAGCTGCAACAGTTTCAATGTCCTCAGAAATATCACCGATACCAACCGTCATCAAAACAGCCGGATCAAGAGCATCAAGGCCAACAATGCCGTTCTTCAACGCACCATCTGATCTTTGGATCATTGTGAGGTTCGTAATGATCTCACCAGTGGTCGCTTCTATAGCATTAAGCTCAATCTCGACCTTATCAGCCGGTAATGGCGTGGTCGGGTTGGAAACTTGAAATGCCGTAAAGTCATATGATGGTGAATATATTGTTGGATCTGCCATGTGAACTACCGTTTTCGTCAACATTCCCCGTGGCGAACGGTAATTCCCTGCCTTCAAATAAATTTACATTATTCGGCCCGTTGGGGCAAGTGTTTAATCTGTGTCACTCATGCCACGGTGGATCGTCACTTATGAAATCTGTAATATATTTCACCTTGTCATTTTTGAATGGTTTATTCCTATCAACACCAAAGTGCTTGCATACTGCATTGATTGCATCATTGGTATTTCTCACACCAGTATGTGTCATACCAACAAAAAAATCACAATCCTCATTAAGCTCTCGACGCTTGATTGGTTTATGATCAGAGAAACAAACCTTAAATTTCCGATGATCATTATCACGCACGATAATACAATATTTTAATTTTGTCTGACGAGCCTCGTAAAGTTTAACAATAAAACCGAGCTTCAGCATTTCCTCGCAGAAAAAAATCCATTTTGACTTAGGCCAATCATTCTTTCTCAAGAAGTTTACTCGCTGATTTAATAAACCATATATAACTCTGATATTTATCACCTTGAAATTATTCTTTCCCATTTTTAAATCCTCATGTTTTTGATGTTCTGAACATATCAGCAGATGTTGGGAATGTCCACCTGTGTTTTTGATTTTTGCAGAATTTTTATTTCCAGAGTGGTTTTCATTTTTTGCAGAATTTTTATTTCCAGAGTAGTTTTCATTTTTTGCAGAATTTTTATTTCCAGAGTAGTTTTCATTTTTTGCAGAATTTTTATTTCCAGAGTAGTTTTCATTTTTTGCAGAATT